CAGTATTGACCTATAGCCAACGCAACGCCTCGGTAAGTCACTGCTTGCAATCGGAAACGTGAAATTTGGTGGTATGTTATACATTTCATATACCTTGCCTGCATTGGCCGCTCCGTCTAATATATTCTTATAGATATAGTAATTCCCGGTTAGTAATTTAAACAGATACGTTAATTGATAAAATTCATTCTTTGATTGAAAGGCGTTTGGATTATTCAAAAAGTCTTGCAGTGGGCTGCCATCGCCGGCCAGCTCCAGGGCTTTCATTTGCAATTTCTTTGTCTCGTAGATATTCTGATTAGTCGGGTACTTTGTGGCCTTTCGCTGCATGATCCTATATTGTCCATAAGCCTTTTCATCGGTAACCACATATTCATAAATCGGGATCATTGCTGCCGTTTTCATGATCCTGTTGACAATAGAATAAAGATCGTCAATACTTGCATAAGCGTTGATTTGCTCTGTCTGGCTTGAATAGCCGTAAATGGTAAAGCCCTGATTAAATGAATTTTGATTAATGCGGAGTTGAAGCTGTTGGACAGCCTTTACGAGGGATATTAAAGCGGATGCCGCCCTTTTCTTACTTATTAAATTAAACATCTCATCGCTTTAAAAGTTATGCCAGGCAATTAAAGAATGAGATTTATATAAAAGTGCAATTTTATTTCACACCAAAAGTAGTAATTTTATAATTACTAATCAACCATTGTTTATACTGTTCCACCATTTGGCGTGCATATTCTTCAGCCGCAAATTCGATCGCCGCTTCAGTATTGCCGTAATAAGCTCTTTTCTCAGCTAATATTTTCTGAAAGTCGGGATCATCCATAACAACAAATTTAAGCTGTTTTCATTTCACTTGCCAACCGGATAACGCCGATGAACCTTAATAAAATAACTTTTCTTTATCCCACTTCTCTAATCCATCTCTCTTTGAATGGATAACCCCAACAAACCGTTTAGGTGTGCTAAGTTTGGTAAAGACGGCATACCGCATTGCATCGAGTAAATGGTCGTTCATTTTGATTGGTTCTTCCAGCAAGTTATCCGCTTTATCTTTCTTCCACTTATACCCGTTCAACTCCATCTTTAAGTTATCGCTTGTCGCAACGATATTGAGCGGCATTGATTTAACCTTTAATATCCCTGCCCATACGTCTTTATCAGCCGGTTTAATATTCATACCATAACGATAAATTTCCTCAATGCTTTTTGGCTCCGCAGCATCGGCATATATTTCAGCTCTACCTAAATTCATGCTCTTTAGATAGTTTGCCAACTCGGAAACCGTTAAGCCGGAGCGGTAAAGCAACTCCTCAACATATATGCACCCGTCATATAACTCTATCTTAACCATTGCACAAGGGGCGGTATAACCGAAATCTAAACCATAAATAACATCCCCTTTCCCAGGCAATTCCTTAATCATTCGCCAATTAGTATAAATCAATTCCTTTGCCGCTCCTCTTAGCCCCAATCCATATACCTTCCACATGAAGTCATCCGGCAAATTCTTATAGCCTTCAATATACTTTATCTGGAGATCGGAAAGATTATATATGTTATCTAAATAAGTAGAATGAATATTAATCGATCCTTCGCTGTCTGCCATCTCGTAACACCAGTTATTGAAGTCGGCCGGGTTCCAGTCAGCAAATATCTTTCCTGTTGTCCTCATTGCCAGTTGATCGAATAACGTTCTACTTATCAGGTTTGCTTCATTGACAAAAAGTATATCCCTGCCAGGGCCCCTGGCTTTGCTTTCATCTTCCAGGCCGAAAAGCTCAATATAAGACCCGTTTGAAAAGCTATAAATAAAGTTCGTTGCGCTCCAGTTGTCTTCATTCCACTGGCCTAATGAATCCATTATGACCCGGAAGTCACGAAGGGCGCCGCGTTTGATATGCGGTAAGGAATGGCTAACTATTGAAATACGTTTATTCTTTTCATTGTTAGCGATGCCAATAAGTAACTGAATTATGGAGTATGTTTTGCCGGAACGGCTGCCGCCCTCATTGCAGATAATTTGAGCGTTGGATTGATATGCCCAGGCATTACGTTGGAATACCGGAGTTGTCTTTACCTGAATCCTGTTTGTATCGTTCATCTAATATAAAATCTATTAGCTTAACATCTTTACCATCTTTATCAGTGAATCCAAATTCCTGTTTTGCCTTACCATAAATCCTTTCAAATAACCATTCAATTGCTCTAAGATTGCCTTTTTTACCCATCAATTTAGCCTTTTTAGCAAGTGCAACCAAATCCTCTTTGGTAGTTGACTCTAAAAAAATATCTGTTATATCTGGCAATTTCTTTGGCGGCCCCTTTCTGTTAATACGTTCTGGGTTTGTATGAAATCCCTGCCCTGATAAGTTATCATTCTTCTTTGCCACAATTCGTAGTTAATTCGTTGCTGCCTATTATTGCCATAATTCAAAATTAAGCAATTTAATATTATTTCAATAAATGCAACAATGTTGCAAAAATACTTGCCTAAATATTTGGAAACCTTAATATGCTAATAGTATATTTGAATATCAATTAGAAATTATGACAGACGAAAAAGAAATAAGGATACCATGCAGCTTTACTTGCCTTCCTTCAATAATGTCAGAAGCAAAAGAAAACGCATGGAGTGAGCGCAAAAGCCTTTCTATGGTTATCGAAAAGATGCTGAAAGACTGGAATCAAAAAAAAGCCAAAGAAAAGAAAATAGCATAAAATGAAACACACAAAAGGGCCTTGGTTCGCTGTTAATTATGCGTGCTTTTGGAATATTCAGCGAGAAGATTTTTATAATGATAAGGACAATTTGTTGGATGAAACAATTTGCCCCGATGCAGAAGCAAACGCAAAGCTTATTGCAGCAGTACCAGATTTGTTGGGAGCGTTGCAATATTATATTGACTCAATGATTGAAAAAGATCAGCAAGAAAAATGGTTCAAAAAGTATGAAGATGATGCAAATGCTGACAGGGTTTTAATTACTGCTTTTAAGGCAATTAAAAAAGCAACAGATTAGGGTTTTTCATAGGTTGTTTTGGTTAGGGTTGATAACTCCGGCCTTGTCTAAGGCTGGATATTTTTAAAACAATAAAATAAAAAATATGCAATTCGATTATCCAACTTTAAAAAATCAGCCTTTGATAAAATTAGATAAATCTGTTTTCAAAAAATCATTTACTGAGCAGGGCAAACTTTTTACAATGAAAAAAGAATTAGGCAAATCAAAGCTTTACAGATTTATAACGATGTTTAAAGGTTCATTTTAAAACAATAAAACAAAAAATATGAAACACATACATTTTTTCCAGTGGAACATTCCGAAAGAAAATCATTACATAGGGGCAAAAGATAGGTATATCAATATTATCGCTGAATGGAATGAGACGTTTTATAGGGATGGCAGGCCCTTCATTCACATTGCGCCGGTCAACATTTCTTTTTCTGAATTAATGCAGGTTAAAGACTGGTACATTGCACAAGCTCAAATTGAAGAATGCGCCGAAAAACATTTTGCAGAAATGGCTAGAGAGCAAAAGATTGCTGAAGCAAGGGCAATATTGATGCAGGAAAATGAACCAACAGGAGTGCCAACACTTGACCGCTTTTTGGATTCAATAGTTAAAGTCAATTAATAACACAAGCCATATGAAAAAGATCACCATTTTAATTATTGCTGCCGTTACGCTTTGCAGCTTCGGTAATAACACGAAACATAATATCCAACGCCGGCAAGGAATATTGATCCGGACTGAAAAAGGATTTAAATTTATACCGTTGGAGGACTGGAAAGATTATACACCTAAAGCCGCCGGAGATACACTTTTTGAATATAAAACAACTTAAAACTAACGACATGACAAACGGAAATGATAATGCTTGCGGGTATGGATTTGCAAATGAAAGGTCATCTTATGAATCATTAGGCTTAACTAAACGAGAATACTTTGCTGCAATGGCTATGCAAGGCTTATGCGCAAATAGTATTCCTGGCAATCACCATAAACCAGAGGTATTATGCAAAGATGCAGTTGAGTATGCAGATACATTAATCAAAGAACTTAACAAATAAAAACTAGCGATTATGCTACTTAAAAAAATTCTCTTTAGTCTGGTCTTTGGCCTCTTCATCGGCTTACTCGTTTGCGGCCTTTTGCTTCTCAGTCCGCTGTTTATGGCAATGGATATACTCAATTGGGCGGTAAGGCTTGAAGATGCCGATAGAGCGGATAGTGATAGCACAATTTATGTAAGCGAGAAAGGTATAGAGTGGGAAAGTGTAAGGCCTTAAAGAAGGTGTTTTCATAGGGTATAGGTACAAAAAAAGGCGGGTGCTTTTCCAGGCTATCCCGCCCAATTTTAAAAAGAAGTTCTTTAAAATATTGAAAAGATGGCGAAATTGGCAGCCGCAAGGCATACAGATGAAAGA